GATTTCAGTCATGTCGTCTGGACGAACAACTACTTTGTCATAGAAGTTCTTACCCCAATCAAACCCTGTAAGTTGAGAAGTAAGTTCGGCTGCAAGTCCATGAGTTATTGATCTCATACCAAACTTATCTCTGGCATAGATTGCAGCTTTAGCTACAAACTCTTTATCTTTAATCTTTTCAGACAAAGCTTTAAGATCCTTTAAAGTAGTTGAACCACTTTTATAGAATTGGTCGTTTACAAACGAAGTCAATAACATTGATACCAATGCTAGTTCGTTAGATTGTGCATATGCTTGACCACCTGCCAAGTTTTCTGTTAAAGTCTTAGACTTTGTTACGGTTGTGTTGAATTTACTCATAATATATAAAATTTTTTTAAGTTCAAAAAAAAACCAGAATAGTACATTTCTGTAGTATTCTGGTCATTAGTAGTTTAGCAAACAAGAAAGGTTAGCCTAAGGCATTACAGAGAATTCTCCCGAAACTCTGCCTGTGGTTAACGTGTCCATCCCACGAGTTTTTTTATTTAAAGGAAATAAACTTTTTCCTTGACTCCGCCTCTTAAAAAGAGGACTTCAGTAGTCAACTGGACTTTTTCACTTTAATCAAGAATGTCTCTTTCGAGCTTCGTTTCTTGATTCAGTAGCTTCGCTGTCGCTAGGCACTTTCGATCTGTATAATTTAGTTTCGAAGTAACTTAAACTATTGCTATGTTTGCTATAATAAAATGACCGAGAAAAGCGATAAAGAGTGTTTTTTTAGAATTTAAGTTTCGAAGTAACTCTTTTGTCTTGCTACGGCTATATTGTTTATGTTTTATTACGTTTTTTTAAAAAGTTTTGATTTAGTTAAAAATATTTCTTTGTTTGATTTTGTCTTACAAAAATCAAAAAGTTTTAAATTTTTTTATTTTGTTTAGTATATATCAAGCCTCAAAATTTCGTTTTTTTCGAAGGTGGATTATTTATAGCATAAAAAAAGGAGAAAGTTTAATTTTTCTCCTTTTTAAGTATTTTTTGATTATAATTCTATTGATTTTTGGAATTCATCACTTTCAATAATGTCACAATCAGGATTTTGTTTTACACATTCCGCATCTTTACCATATAATTTTCTATAAAAAGTAGCAAATATAACCTCCCAGTTTGAGATTCTCCAGTTTTCCAATCCCATTTCGAATGGAGCCTGCCACCCATTAACAACATCTCTAGCCATATCTTCTTTTTTTGAAAAACAATCTATAACAAATTTAATAATTTCCTTAAATGGATAATAATCTTTACGCCATCTATGACCTAACGGCAAATCTTCTAATGAATCTAAATATTCTGGCTGATTCATATAATAGTCAACCTCTTTTAAAGATTGTTTTGTTAAAGTAAACTGGTCTTCTTGATTTTCAAAAATTTTAAATGATTTTAAATGTCTCATATTTTTTATTTTTTTATTTTTTAATAAAGTATATATTAAAAAAAAAAGAGAGATTTTTCATAATCCATATTTTCTCCATCCTACCCAATCACAATTTTTATATGATTTTTCAGGTCTTATAGGATATTTTAAATCAGGATTGTCCTTAGCATATTTTCTATATGCTGTTATTGTCTTTATTGTACTACTATTTACTAAATCAACTATAATAACTTCAAATTCTTCAAATGATATACACTTTCTCAATTTATCTCTATGTTCTAAAGTGAAAACTCTATTTTTTAGACTTTCTGATAGTTTTTTCTTAGTTTCATCCGATAGTTTTAAATTATCAGATCCTTTATTTAATTTCCTATAGTTAGTATCTTTTAACTTCTGTCTATGTTCGTCAGAAAACAATTCACCATTATCACTTTTTTCTTTCATCGAATTGGATATATTTTTATACCATTCTTGTTTTACTTCTTCAGGTTTATCTATTCGGGCATCATTCATTCTCTTGACCATAAAGTCTATTTCATCTTTTGAATAGTTTGAAAACTGATTCAAAGTTTTCTCTCTTATTTTATTCACCGTTTCCTCACTTCGCTTAATACCAAAAATAGGGTTTGATTCTCCAGTATTCCCAAAATTAGGATTCAATTCACCAACTCTTTTAGATGCCTGTTCTGATAGATTTTGTTTTAATTTTATTGCCTTTTCTTCACCAACAATCTCCTCTAAATTTTTATTTTTATTATGATGCTCACCAACCCAGGTTATACCACCGTCGCCACCGTCCATTATGTTTAAAAGAGGTCCTAAATTGTCACATGATTTACCAATTTCTTTAATAGTAGATTTCTCATAATCGTCATAATTCTCTTTTGTTAAGTTTTCGATAATTTTTATTATAATAGGTTCGTGGTCATCATTTAATATACTTCTTATTTTAGAGATAATTAAATTATTACCACCCTTTCTACTACCATTAGCAATCCTAAGATGTGATAGGTATCTATCACCAATTCCTTTTCCAACATAAAAAGGCTCATACTCAAAATGATATTCACCATATGAGTATGAGCCTTTTTTTCTTGTATCTAAATAAACATAAATATAACACATAAAATAATTTTTTTCTTTTATATATTAAGTTATGCTATGTCCCTCAACTAAAACAACCTACGCACCACATGCCATGCAGTCATCACTCGGATTATCAAGTGAACACGAGATTTCAGCCATTTGTTCTTCAATTGTTTTCTTAGCTTCTTCTTGAACCGTAAACTTAACGGCATCGTTTGCAGATTTGTTTCTTAAATAGTAGATACCAGTTTTCAAACTATATCTCTTATCTCTATAACATCTTGCTTCACCTTCTGAATCATAAATGATTTGGATATTATCACCTTGTGGTATGATAATCTCACCATTTTCATTTTTCATAAAGTTTCTTCTTCCCCAACCATAGAAATGCATGGCAGTTAATTTGGCAAAGTTTGGAGAATCCATAAAGATATTCATTGATTGTGTTTGGTCGATGAAAGCACCTCTTTCAGCAGCCATATCAATAACGTCTTTTTGTTTAATCTCATAAACAGTTTTGAATATTTCTTTCAAGTTTGTTGGAACTTCAGGAACATTCTGAACAGATCCATTTTCGGTAATGATTTTCTTTCTTAATGCTTCATTCCACAATCCAAGTTTAACAAGTTCTTTCACTAAGTATTTGTTTACCATAATGAAAGTTCCAGAAAGAACACTTCTTGTGTACATATTTGATGTCTGTGCCTCACAAGATGCTTCGTTTCCTAAGATAGATGCAGTTGATGCAGTCGGCATGATACAAGTCGTTAGAGAGTTTCTAACTCCGTGTTTCTTAACTTCTTCTCTAAGTTTTTCCCAATCCCATCTTTTACCTGGTTTAGCACCCCATAAGTCGAACTGAAATTGTCCTTTAGAGATTGGAGATCCTTCGTAACTAGCATAAGCACCTTGTTCTTTAGCTAAGTCACAAGAAGCTTTGATAGACGCGTAATAGATAGTCTCAAAGATGTCTTTGTTTATCTGTTTTGCTTCTTCTGATTCATAAGACAATCCCATTGTAAAGAAAACATCTGCAAGTCCTTGAACCCCTAAACCAACTGGACGATGACATAAGTTTGAAAACTTGGCACCTCTTGATGGATAATAATTCGTATCGATAACGTTGTTAAGGTTTATAATAGCATCATATGCAATTTCATAAAGTTTGTTATAGTTATAAGTTTTGTTTTTATTTATGAACTTAGGAAGAGCAATAGATGCCAAATTACATACCGCAGTTTCGTTCACAGATTCTTCACCATAGAACTCACCAAGTCCCAATCTTTCTAATAATTCTTTGTTTTCTAAAATGGCCTTTTGAGTTTTTGTAATTCCGGTGCTTTCCACAATTTCCGCACAAAGATTTGAGGATCTGATGATTCCAATATTTGATTGGTTAGATTTCATGTTGATGGAATCTTTGTAAAGCAAGTAAGGAGTTCCTGTTTCGATTTGAGATTCAAGAATTTTGTTCCAAACATCTCTAGCTTTGACAATTTTTTTGTATTTACCTTCTGCTTCATACTTAGTATAAAGTGTTTTAAACTCTTCACCATAAGTTTCGTTAAGACCAGCACATTCGTGTGGACACATTAAAGCCCAATTTTCGTCAAGTTCGACTCTTTCCATAAACAAATCGTTCATCCACATTGCCAAGAATAAATCTCTAGCTCTAATTTCGTCTTTACCTTGGTTTTTTCTTAAATCTAAGAAGTCCATAATATCACCATGCCAAGGTTCCATATAGATTGCGATAGATCCTTTTCTTTTCCCACCACCTTGATCAACCGCTCTTGCAGTTTCGTTGAAGATTTTTAAGAAAGGAACGATTCCATTAGAAGTTCCATTTGTTCCTGCGATGTAAGTTCCTTTAGATCTTACTTTGTTAAAAGAAATACCGATACCACCTGCATTTTTAGAAATCAAAGCAGCTTCTTTTAAAGTATCAAAGATACCTTCAATAGAATCTGATTCTGTATCTAAAAGGAAACAAGAAGACAATTGTGGTCTTGGAGTTCCAGAGTTAAATAATGTTGGAGTTGCGTGAGTGTAGTATCCTTCGGATAACTCGTTATATGTTTTGAATGCTCTTTCTAAGTTATCTCCCCAGATTTGAAGTGCGGTTCTCATATACATATATTGAGGTCTTTCTGCAACTCTACCATTTATTTTTAGAAGATAAGATTTTTCCAATGTCTTATAACCAAAATAGTCAAAGTTGTGATCTCTAGAGTGAACGATTGCAGAATCAATTTCATCGGCATGTGCTTTTACTAAAGCTTTGAATTTTTCAGAAACGATTGGAGAATGTAATCTAGTGTTAGGATCAACATAGTTATAAAGGTCTTCTACAGTTTCGGAAAAGCTTTTCTTTGTTTCTTTATGTAAAGAAGTGATTGCGATTCTTGCAGCAAGAACAGAATAATCAGGATGCTTTGTTGCAAGTGACGCAGCAGTTTCCATGGCCAATTGGTCCAATATAGAGGTTTTAACATCTGGTGTAATTCCTTCAATTACTTTTTGTGCGATTTCGAAAGGTACAATCCACTTTTGGTCTAAACCATAAGTTTGTTGAGTTATTCGATCCACAATCTTATCAAACTTCACTGGTTCTTTCTTACCATTTCTTTTTGTTACTTTTATCATGCTCATATTTTAATTTTTGTTTTTTATATATTGGTTAAAAATTTGATTTAAAATTTCAAATGCTCGAAAAAAATTGATTTTTTATAGTGGTGAAAATTACTTTTATAAAAAGTCAATATTATTAAGTTTATTTAAATTGTTTTTAAATTTGTTATTGTTTAGTATTTTTGTTATGTCACTTAGGTGAATATTATAGATATTTTCATAAGAATCTACTCTAAAAGTAGAGGTTTCATAGTCAGTTTCTGTAACAACACCAGTTATTATCATAGGTTCTCCAAATTCATCTTCCCACTCAAATTCTATTTCTGTATCTTCATAGATATTTCTATTTTGAACTTCTTTTGAATTTGAAGTTTTTCCGATATGTTCTTGAAGTTCACTTATTATTTGATTTCTCCATTTATTATCAAGAAGCTTAAACATATTAAATAGATTATCAGAAAAATAAACTGCAAGTTCATTAAAAAGCTCTATGTTTGTAAAACTTTCCGAATCCAAATGTTTCTTTAAAAGATTGAAATATTCATTAAAGTCTACTCGAGATGGTTTTCTTCGATTATTTAAAAAATTAAGTCCTGTATTTTCACTTAAAACAGAATAAACCTTTTCTTTTACTAATTTAGTTCTAACATAACTTTCATTATCGATAGACTCAAAGTAATAGTTTGAAGATTTGTCTACCTCAATAGATTCTTTATGATAAAGTGCAAAACCGTCCATATCATCCTCATCTAAAGGATCTTCTTTTTTACCTTTAAAGATAGAATCGTATTTAAGTGAGTGTTTTCCCTCAAGCTTATGTTTAGAAAGTACAATATCGTTTTCAGAATCTTCTTCTTTCTTTTCTTCTTTATCAATCAATTCTAAATCATCTTCATCAATTTCAATAAGAATGTCTATATCACCATCGTCGTCGTCATCAAGTGACATTCCTGATTTTTCATCATCCACATCATCTGTATCTTCATCATCTGTGTCATCTATATCATCTTCGGATGAAGTTTCCGTCATTTCATCTAGATTGTCATCAAAATCTTCATCAAAGTCGTCGTTTACTTTCTTAGCCATATATTATAATGTTTTTTTTTATATAAAACAAATTTGTTTTTGTTTTTTTGAGTTTACTAAAAATAATCAAACATCAATAAATTGATCATTTTCTAATGTCAAGTATGTAGGGTTTAAATTTATTTTCATTTGTGATTTTGAAAAGTCACCATCTCTTTGTTTTAAAAGTTTAAATCTAAAAACATTTTGACGCTTCATTTCTTCGGTTCTAATTATAGCCCAAAAAGTATCTGCAGTTTCAGCAATAGCTTTTGATTCCGGAACAGATTCCAATGTTATATCAGAAGCATTCCATGCATCCTTAGCAACCTGTACTCCTGTGATTACAGGACATTTGTATTTAGCACCAACTGCTCTAAGACCTTCTGCCAAACTTTTACCCTTTGTATAAAGATTGTCAGCCATTGCACCCTTTACAGTTGCAACCAAAGTAATATAGTCGACTATTATCATGTCAATTTTTATATCCTTCTTCTCTTTTAGTTTCTGAATATAGTTATCAAAATCTTGAATGGTTGCGGTTCCTGCTGCCCAGAATTTTGTGATAATCTTACCAACCTTTTTATCAAACAAATCATTTCCTCCTGCAGTTTTGGATAAGTTAGCAATTTTCTTTTTTATCATTTCAGAGTCTTTTGAGAGAGTATCATAGTCATTGATAGGAATATGAAGTCTCATCGCACCAAGTCTCTTCATAACCTTTCTTTCACTCATTTCGAGTGTTATATAAAGAACATTATGTCCCATATTTGCAGATTGAACCGCGAAGTTCTGCATCCATAAAGACTTACCACCATTTGTTTGTGCCATGATTACATTTAGTGTAGAAATATCCCAACCACCGCCAAGCATATGATCAATTGTCTCGTATCCACATTTTACTTTGAATCTTGAAGAGTCTTGAACGTGATGTTCCGCGTCATCAAAATCCGATCCCATATCGTCGTCTTGAACAAAATTGGTTGAAGACATTTCTTCTACAATTCCTCTTATTCTGTTTGCTGCCTCCACTGCTTTTCCAAAATCCGAGATAGAATCTAAGTTTCTTGTCTCATCTATGATGTCTACAGTACCGGTTTTAAGTCGATTTGCCAATACCCATCCATTGAAATTTGGTTCGATAAAGTTCTTTTCATCATATTCTTTTAAGTCTACTTGGAGTATCGATTTAAGAATCTCTTTAGTTATAAGACCTTCTTTGTCTTCGATATTAACCATGTCAAGTATTTGTCTTGGTGTGGGTACTTTAGCATCCCCTTTTAGCATATATTCTCGTATGACGCCATATACGAATTGTATTTCAGAATTTCTGAAAAAATAGGACTTAACAATATCAAAATACTTTTTGTTACTGAGTATGAAATTGAAATAAACTTTCTCTAATTGAGGCGTTGTCATTTTGTGG